TCATCGACATTCAACCGGTCGAGATCGACGGTAAGCACTATGTCGGCATGAGCATGAACGGCCGCAAGATGGAACAGCGCGGACCGTACCCCACCGCCGCCGCAGCCGAGGCCGTGGCGAGAGAGCTTATTACCGCCGCACAGGAAGCGGCAACCAAAACCCTCCCGCGCGCGGAGGTAGCCGACCTTAAAAATAACCATGAGTTCGTCAGCGATTGTTGCCGGTGGAGCGAAGGAACCTTGAGTGAATCGGCCGTGCGGAAAAAATGGCACTTTGACGCTGCGACCTGGGAGCTACTCGGCAGCGATGACGAACTGATCCAGGCGATCGAGGAAACCAAGGTCTATCGGGTTCGGTCGGGGGCAGTGAAGCGTGAGCGCGCCCAACAGCACATCATCCGCGGCGTCGACGTCTTGTCCAAGATAATGGACGATCCGACGGCGAACGCCCGGAGCCGTGTGGACAGCATCAAAGCGCTCGATGCGCTCGCCGACCCAGGCCCCCAACATGCCGCAGCCGAGCAAAACCGTATTCTAATCCGCATCGACTTGGGTGCGGATACGAGGGCCAAAGGTCTAGAGAGCAACCCAGCCGATATTATAGAATTTGAAGCGTCGGTCCGGCCCAACCCACTGCAAGAGCTGCCCCCTTCCAGGAAGGACGACGGAAATGGTGAGCCTATTTGAACGATTGAGGCAACTGTCACCGCCACCAGTAACCGAGGAAGCACAGAAGCCTCTACCGGATCAGAAACTCCAGTCAGCACAGATACTTTTAGACTGGCTCATCCAACGCTGGGATAAAGAAATCGTCTGGATGAGAGATATCCGACAATTTGGCCCCTCCGCCCTCAGGAACCCAAAAACCGCGATCGATGCAGCCGGGGCCTTGATCAAAGACGGCTGGCTCATCTCCGAACCAACACGCCGATACGACGCGCACAAATGGCGGTTCGTAAGAAAGCCCGTCGTGCATCCACTCGTAACGAACGAATAATGAGATAGCAAAGTAGCAGAGTAGCGAATAACTCAGAATCCGCGCGCATTTTGATGATCTGACCACCACAGACCTTGCATTGACCGCTGCAGAGGGCGCCACGAGAAGCGCCGCGGGGAGCGCCATGGGAAACGCCGCGAGAAGCGCCACAGGAGGCGCCGCGAGCCTACCGATCGCGCGGCCCCCGAACTCCTACCAGTCCGCATAGACCCGACCCATAGGCGAACGGCCGGACGCCCCCAACAATCCCATCGGGTGATAGAACCGCCGCCTAGCGCCACTTCAACCGGAATTCACGCGATTTTTGCAAGGTCGGTTCTAGCCCCTTAATTGGCTGAGCAGCTTGATTGCGCTGGTGTTATGCTGAGCGGCGAGTGCGGGCATTCCGCCTGTGGTGAAAGCTGCCACTGCGCGGAGGAGTTCGGCGAGTTGGTGTGCGGCGCCTGGATTGAAGTGGCAATAGGCGCCGTGGGTTAGGCGGGCAATGTCACGAAAGACATGCTCGACTTTGCGATCGTGACCTTCCTGGAACATGAAGGCTGGCACGCCGAGGCGTCCGAGCTTGCTGGCTTGATGGGCGAGCGTATCGGGATTTTCCTCCATGGCGTCGCCGACGAAGGTGAGGGCGCTGACTTGCAGGAGTTTAGTTTCCTTTTGGGTATGGGTGAGGACCTTTCCGATTTGGGTATAGCCGGCCTGGCACATGATTTGCGACATAGTTTTGGCGAGTTGGGTTGGGTTGGAGATCCAGCGGGAGGCGCGGCATTCGCTGAGGCTACGGTAATAGACCAGCTGGATATCGAGGCCACTGTTGGTTGCGGCTTCCTGGAACATTTCGGCCTGGAGCATACAGGCGGTATCCCAAGTTGGTTGCCGGCTAGCGGTAGCATCGAGGGCGAAGACGAGGCGACCGCGTTTGGTTGAGGCGCCTGGAGCGGGCTTTCCGATTTCGGCGAGGAGGGTATCGATCTCGGTGCTATCTGGAGCAGTACTGGTATGGTTAGAGACATTGCGATTGCCGGCCATTTTGGGCATCTCCTTTTTGTTTCCGTCTGTTCTTCCCTAGACCAGCCCGGAAATATGACTCTGGGGGGAGAGAGGGGGGAGAATAGATATTATAAGGATAGTAATATTTCCGGGCTGAGAGAGAGAAAACGAGAGAGATCGGGGCTATACACATTTCCGGTCCAGCCTATCTATCGCATTGACAACAACAAATCGCGATCGAGCGCCGGCGCGAGGTTATAATACGTCAGCGTGACCTCCCGCCCGCCCTGCATCACCTCCTGTGTGTCGCAGTCCAGCACATGAAGCATGCGCAACGCTTCCAGCTCGCGCAGGGCTGTCATTCGCGGCCGAGCAATACGGTCGGCGACCTCGCGCGAACGCGCGTCGGGGTGATCGGCGACGTCGAACAGGATGGCCCGCCGCAAGGGCGAGATACTGTCACGCGCGCAGCGGGCCGCCAGCCGCATGGCGGCGTCGGGAGGCATGCCGATCGCTACCGCGCCGCGCACGAGCATGGTGAGCTGCTTGGCAAAACGGGTTGGCATCTCCTGCGCATGCGCGTCGACCATGTCGCCCTTGTAGTCACGCTCGACGCCGGAGCGCGCCCAAGTCACGATGTTGGCGAGCTTAATCAGTCGCGTGGTCTCGGCGGGAGTAAGTTGGTATTCGGCGGTGCTCGCGCTGGTAACAAGCTTTCCGGCAATATCCGCTAGCTCGGCCCGCATCTTGGCTTCCTGCCCGGTATTCTCGATTGCCTTGCCTGCCGCGCTGAGACGACTGGCGACAGAATTCGAATCGGCGCGCACGACGACAAAACGGTCGCCCATGACGGCGATGACGCCGTGTGCCGTATCCCAGGCGGTCGTGCAGGCGCCGACAACGGTGACGCGGCCGGTCCAGGTGAGCGTCTTTCCGCCATGGATGCCGACGTTGCGCTCCCACTTGCCGTCGTGGATCTCGCGCAGGGCAGCCAAGACCAGGGCGCGCGCGCGTTTGTCCATCGCGAGGATCGAAGTCACGTCCTTGATGACCAGCAGGGCGTGATTGCCGAGCTGGAGCTTGAGCAGTAGGCCGCCAGTGGCATTCGCGCTGCGTGGAGATGCTGACAGTAGCGCCCCTTCGGACGTGATCGTACTGGTCACGCAGGCCCCGGCACCGGCCAACGACTGCGCGGTCTCGGTCTTGGCATTGCCCGAGCCGGAAATGATCAGCAGCCAGAGCGCGTCACCGGTTAGCCGCGCCGCCGCGCCGGCGGCGAGCGCAGCGTCGAGCACGTCGGTATCGTAATCCTGGCCCAGCCATTTCTTGAAAACCGCATGCGCGCTGGCGAGCATGGACGCTTGCGGCATTGGCGCCGCCGCTGGCGCCGGCCCCACTCCCGGCGGGGGCGGTGGCGGCGCAGCGCCAGCCGCGGCCGCCGCCGCGATCTTCGCTTCTATGCTGGCGACCTGGCGCGGGAGGTTGTCGTAGCGATCTTGCCAGCGCTGGTCGTGTGCCGCCGCGCAGCTGTCCATCAAACCGCGCAGGAGATTGACGATGGCGCCGCCGTTCATGCCGGCGCGCACCATCTTGGCGGCCAGATCGCGCGTGTTGGCGTGCAGATCAGTGCCGGCGAGGATGCCGTCGATCAGTGCCTGCCAGTCAGCGGCATTGCTTCCCGGTATGCCACTGACCTTGCTCTTTCGCCCCGCCGCGCGTTTGTAGCCGAAGTTGCGACCCAGCAACTCGACGATATCGTCAACCAGCTGTTTTGCCTCCGCCTCGCTGATCTCGGGCAGGGCATCGCGCGCGATGTCGGTCAGATTGCCGAGCGGCCAGGTGTAGGGGTTGCCGGTGTCCGGATGGATGCCGGCGGCGACGACCTGTTGACCCCGACACATGAACTCGAGCTTCTCGCCGGTACTGCCATCGGCGGCGATCAGATTGACGGTAATCTTGGCGAACGGAGTAGCGGTGCGAAACACGATCGCGCGCTTTGGTGGCTTGCCAATGCGCGACAGGACATGGCCGCGCCCCTTGAATCGCTCGCGTACCTCCTGCTCGATCGCGACGGCGGCGGGCTCGCTGAGGATATCGGCATCGAGTGTCGGCGTGTACTCGGTCAAGATGCCGGTATTCGTCGCCCGCGGCCAATTCTTGTCCCACGCCTCCAGCATTGGGCGCGAGACATTCCCGACCTTTTGCCACTTCTTGAACGGCGGCTTTTTTCCTATCGCCGGGATCGGCGTGTAGCCATGATCGATCAGTGCTTGCCGAACTTCGAGCGGGCTCACGCGATCCTCCTTTTAGCGTTTTAGCAACAGCAATCGATCAGTACTCGGCCGTAGCTGTCTTCGGTTCGCACGCGAACGATTGGACCCGCGTGTCACATACCGGGCAGCTCGCTCGACCGCATGGCATGACGCCCGGTCGCAGGTAACGCGCGCCCATGAACCGCGCGCGCAGCCAGCCGGGACCAGGATCGGGCTCGGTCGGTTCATACCGACATCCATAAGGCGCAACTCTCATGCGATCCTCCCGCCCAACTTAAAGAATAAAAAGTGCAGATATTGATGTTGCTTCGACGTCGGCTCGCGCCCGTACGCGGTGCGCGCAGCCATATCGTCGATGAATTCGTGATGCCGCGCATCGAGCCGATGTTTCTGGCGCTGCACGTAGCGCGCGACCTCGGTCCACTCGGGCGTGCCATCGGTGTTGCGGAACGTGCCGGTGCCGTGCTGCTTGCTTTCCGCCGCCTTCACGCCCTCGGCGTAGCCAATGGTGCGCGCATTCTCGATCGCACTACGAATTTTCTGCTTATCGGCGTCGCTCAGACCGCCGCTGCCATTCTCAATATGATCGGCGAGATCAAGAAAGCTCAGGCGATGGCTCTCCAGCAAACGCGCCATAGCGCACAACGCTGCCAGGGCCTCGCCCTGACTATCCGACACCAGCCGACGAATGATGTCGCCAAGCCTAGAGCCGTGACGGTCGTCTCGACGTGTGGTGAGCTCGCGCGGCAGTGCCATGGCTCAGCTCTCGCTGCCCTCGATGCCCAGCGGCGCCGCGACCAACTCGCCCGCATTGCCGGGCCAGGCCCGGCGGCTGCGCGCGGCCAGCCTGCGCGTAGACGTGACGAAGGGATCGGGCGCGGGCGCGGGCATCTTTCATTGCCTGCTTCGCGTTGTCGGCACAATCGCAGCCTCGATCCAGGCGACGACGTCCTCACGCTGAATAAAATCGCGCACCTGCTGCGCGAATCCCTCTGCCTGCCGCAAACGATTTGCCGCATTGCCGCGATCATGGGCACACATCATCGCGATCACGGTCAACATCAGTGCAGTTTGCGCCTCAGCCATATCGAAGCCGGCCAGGACGGACAGGATCTTGTCGGTAAGGCGTATGACACGCTCTTGTTGCGCTCCGCTGGTGGCGCTCATTGGATCCCCCGATTGCTCACTAGCTCCGCTCCACCTGTAGTGCCCATGTAATCGAAGCCTCGATCCGCTTGATGGTGTCTTCACACTGGGCGAGCTCACGCACCTGTTGCGCGAACCCATCCACTACTTGCAGACGCGCCGTTGCATCGGAAGTGCGCCAATGCGCCGATGCAATCACGGCTAGTATCAGGGCGGTGCTGGCCTCGGCGCTGTCGGCTCCGGCCAGAACCGCCAAGATGCCGTTCGTAAGCCACGCGACGCGACCTTGCTGGAACTTGTCGTTGTCGGTCATTTTGCTGCGCTCCTGTTTCGTTCTGCGTTTGTCGAGCAAGTTCTGAAGCGGTTGACGTGTGACCCAGTCCTGCTTGCAGAGGGGACTGCAAAAATACAGCGGGAGATCCGCCGGTGCGTTTTCCAAGCTTTCGAATCCGAGCTCGCAATTCCAGCAATAGGGGCCATCACCATGGGCGATAGCCTCTCGGTAACTGAGGATGTCAACTAGTTCGTGCTGTTTGCTGGCGTCGGGTTTCATGATCATTTCCAGCATCGCTCCTTGTGAGGGCAAACCCTGCAGCGCCAATCCGCGGGGTCGTCATAGGCGCGCGGCAGCAATTCACCGGCGCGCGTTGCTTCGATGATGTTGACGGCACGATCAGACCATAGTTGCGCGCGCTCGGCGTTGAATGGGACGAGAAAACTTAAAATCTCACAAGTGTCGGAATTTACCGCGGTGAACAATGCGGGGTTCGTCACATCGAGGTAAGCTTGATAAAGCAGAACCTGCGCATGATAATGCGGAAAAGCTCTCTCGATCCCGTCACGCTCTAATGCTCGCCATCCTTTTGCGCCTAACGCTTTGTTTTCCCATAGAGCGGGATAGACGAGATAGGGTCGCTCGCCGGCAATGATGATTCCGTCGGCGTGGCCGCGAAGCGCACCACCGATAGCACTGAAGGCGCACGCCTCATCAGTCGCGAATTTGAAGCCAATCGCCTTGAGATGATTGCGCATGCGGCCTTCGTGGTAGTGGCCGCGCTGGAAAATTTCACGCACCCGGGCGGGATGCTCGGCTTTGCAGGTCCAAGTATACTGCACCCGCCGAGCGCATTCGAAACCTGCAATTGAAACGCCGAGGTAAGGGCGAAATTGTTCTGTCGTTGCCATCGCAACGCGATCAATGTCAGCATTCAGCGCGATATTGATTGGGTCGAGCGATAAGCTGGCTTTATTCAAATTAAGCATGGGTCTAAATTCCAACCTTGTTATCAAACTCGTCGAGATCAATGTCCTTGTGGGAGCGCCCATGCCAGATGTCTAAGATGGCGCACGAAGAAACACCGTATTTTCGCGCTAGCGTAGCGCTCCTCCCCCACGCCATCCGGCTGCCTATTCGCGGGCCGAGCCGGCGCTTAATATCGAGAACATCTTGCGGGGTAAGGCGGGTATTAGTTCTCCCGCCATGCCACTTTACATCGAGGGCGTTGCGAGACCTGGTGCCGTACTCAAGGTTGACGAGGCGGTTATCACCTGGAATTCCGTTCAGGTGCCTTATCTCCAACCCTTTAGGATACGGACCAATAAAGGTAAGCATGACAGGCGCGTGGACTTTCATCTTTTTTGCGCGTCCTAAGTTGACTTGGAAATACCCTTTAGGAGTGAGGCTGGGGTGCAATATTCGCCCGCGGAGGAAGTACATATGTCGCCGCTCCGAATGGCGCACCCTGCGATCCAAACTTCGAACACGACCAAGATCGCTGACTTGATACGCGCCCTCGAATCCGGGAATGTCACGCCACTGTTCTGTCATCACGCGCCGTCCCACTCTTCCAGTTCACCGAGCGCTAGTAGCGGGCCGCCCGCCGCCGCATTGGTTTGGCGCGCAATCACACTTGCATTAGATCGGCGCGTAATCCCCTTATCGCTGAAGTCGCGCGCAAGCATTGCCTTCCGGATTAGATGCATGGCCTTGAGCAGAAATTCGGCCATGGTTTCACGCGACCAAGCAAAGAGTGGTTTTGACCAATCGAAATCGGGAAACGCGGCGGCGAGTTCGGGCAGAATCGCCATGACTGCGCCAATATCCCAACCTTCGGGGTCCACCCGGTTAAGCGAATAACCTGCTCGGTATTGAACTGCTCGGAAGTGGCTTGCTCGGCACGCTTCGAAATCCACGCAAAGAGGGCTGAGCTAAAGACCCAGCCCCACTCGGTCTCGCTGAGGCGGCCGACTTGTGTGCCCGGCGGGATGGGGCCATTCATCGAGATGACCCCACGCGCGCCAGCAATCGCGGCCTCGGTCGCTTGTCGCAACCAGACATCCTCGAGCGCGGACAGCGAGACCTCGCCGATGGTGTGGGTCTTCTTCTTCACGACGCCCATCCCGGTCGCGCAATGGGTGCCGCGGTCTCGGCAGACGCAGCTTGGGCTCCGCCGCCGCCGCCGTTGAACGGCGGCGCCTGCTCGAGCGGATGCCAGTCCCGCTTGTCGGGCGTGATCACTCCGGCGAGGACGTTCTTGTCCGGCCAGTTCTCGCCGGAGCCGTCGTTCCTAGGCTTACCCTTCTCGATGCCGATGCGGCCGATGAAGCTCATGCCCTCGAACTGCTTGAGGCTGACCGTGCGGGCGGCACGCGCCTGCGGGCTCAGGTCGTCGGGCTTGAGCCCGAGCGCGCTGTCCAGAATCGCCTTGAGTGTGCTGCGGTTGATGTCCGCGGACTTGGCGTGGCCATCGGTGGTGCCGGCCAGGATCCAGCGCTCGAACAGCTTGCGCCCCTTATACGGCCCGTCAGCGATGGTGAGCTCGCTGACGAGCATTTCGCAGCCGCCGTCCTTCGAACGCGTGAGCAATCCGTCCTCACCGACATTGCCGGCGCGGATGTGCAGCACGAACGTCGCGGTGACGCCGTGCGGAATCACCTCGAACTGCGGTGGCGGAGCGTCAGAATAGTCATAAGGCATCACTGCCTCCTCTAGGTTTGAGCGGATTGCTCGGATGAAACGACAGCAAAGGGTTTGCGCGGACCCGGACGTGTGAGCTTCTCAATCAGCGCGCCCAGATTCGGCGGCTCGATCTGTTCAAGCCGGCCAGAACGATCCTTCGCGGGATATCCCCACGGGTTGGGATTGGTGCAGACGAACGCGCGCACCGGCTTGCGATCGCCGAAATCGACCCATTGCATGCTGATGATTTCATCGACGATTGCCGGCAGTTCACGTCCGGTCTTGGTGCCCTCGATCTGCGGCTGCCAGGTCGCGATGTTGAGCTCGTCGATGTGCTTCTCCAACACCGCCACGAGCACGACCGCGCGCTCGCGCATGTGCTGCAATTGGCCAAGCCAGCCCAACATACTGCGGGCATGCAGGCCGTACACCGCGCGCAGGTCCTTGCGACCGCGCTCGGAAAAGGCTTCAGGTTGTTGTTCTGCCCAGGCGAAGCAAAGCCGGCCGCCCGCGGTCAGGCTGTCGACGAAAAGGATTTGGTAACCCGTCAGCTGTGCGAGCTCGGGGTTCTTCATCGCCTCGGTGTAATGCGCCTCGGAATAGGCGGCAGTCGCCGGCAATGCCGGGTTGAACCCGCCGAGGACACAGGCGAGATTACGACATTCCGGCCAAGTGCGCGGACGCACGCTCGCAACCGGGAGGCCCGCCACCGCGATGTCGCCGGCCTCGATGTCGATGAACAGGGTCGACGCCAGCATCTCTGCGCGCAGGGTGCGCAACAGCGAGGTCTTGCCGACACCGGAGGGTCCGACCACGAGGATCTTGGGACCGCTGCGTGCGGCCAAACGCTCGTCTGCGGTAATGATTCTCACGCTGACACTCCCGATCGAGAAAGCTTCCGAACGAACGATCGCAGGCCGCGCTCGAATCTGCGGCTCGGGCGAGTGCCGAGTGGCACGCGATAGAGCTTGCCGTTCGATAGATGAACTTCGGTGTGCCGGGTTGCCTCGCAGATGCAGTCGATCTCGATATCGGCATCGCGCAGCGCGTTCAGCACGTGGCGGAGCGGTCGGCGCATCAGGACAATCCCCATATTGCGAGCTGTGCGGCGGCGAGCATTTCGGTGTTCAGGATGCGCAAGAGCGAGGTCTTGCCGACACCGCTGGGGCCGACGACCTTCGGGCCGCCCGGCTCTCTCAAGCGCTCGTCCGCCGTGATGATCTTCATGACACGGCACTCAATTGCTCTCGTCTGATTTGCCCCGGCATCATGGCCATCGCCTGCCGCAAACTTCGACGCCGGGCCTGATCAAGCCACGCATACCCACCGCGGCGATTGCCTCGTCGATCGAGCTCGCAACCTCGAAGTCGGCGCCCATGGTGCGCATCGCCAAGCCGAACGCCGCTTGCTCCGTGGTGAGCTTGCCGCCGGGGCGTTTGAGCTCGAGAAACAAGGCGCGGAAACTATTCACTGGCCGCCAAAAGAGCATCAAATCTGAAACACCCAGCCGCACACCCATGGCGCGCAGCTTTGCTGCCTCGCGCTTGTTCTCTCTCAATCCACCATTCGGGCAATGAAAGAAAGCCGCAGGCACCATTGCAACATGCTCACGAGTTGGATCTGCAGCTCGTGCTCCTTCGGCGCGGCGATCGGCACGGAACGCCAGTGACCAGTGAGGAGATCTTTTTGATATTCGCTCACGTATTTCCCGATTTTCCCGATGCCGCCAAGAAGCGGCGCCGCCCGAAGGCGACGCCGTGAGTTCACTCCGCAGCGACCAGCGGCAGCTCTGGAGAGGTGAGCTTGTCGACCGCCCGCCAAATCCGCTCGACACCGACCTCGCGAACGATGCGTTCAATCGCATTGTCCGAGAGCACAGTGCGGCATTTGGCGCGCTCGCGCTGTTCAAGGCGCTCGCGGGCCTCAGCGATCAAAGGAACGCTGACACCGAAGGTCCGGGCGGCAAGGGCAACCGTCGGCTTGATCGAAAGTTCGCCCCGGAGCCAGCGCGCGGCATCGGTGGCGCGTTGCCGAGGAGCGTAGTTGACCGTGGCCTTGGCGATGTGCTGGCCGGTCACGATCGGCGTGACGTGGTCTTGCCCGCTCGAAGGTGGCACGCTAAATAACAGCTTCATCCAAGTTCTCCTTCTCGACCGGCGCCCCCCTATGCTCTGATAGAATCGGGGGGACGACCGGCTCGTCGCTCTGCACCCCTCCGCCACGCCCGGCGACACAAAGCGGGGCGAGGCTGTTCATCAGGCAGATTTGGGAGTGCCAATCGCCACGGCGTCACCAAGCTCGACCGTATCTCGGCGAGGGGAGACTTTCTTGATGAGATGGCTGTGATGGCGCCGAAAGGAGTCCTCGCTCATGTCGTTAAGCTCGGCAGCCTTCTTGACTGAGATCTTTTGCTTGAGCGCCAACCAGTTGGGCTTCGCGTTCGCGGCATCCATTTGCATCCTCCGTCAGCACCATGCGGTCAGGTGCGCTTGCGACGGATGACTCCAGAAAACGGCGACGCACTCCAACGGCTTTAAGTGCGTCGAAGGTGCGTCGAAGGTGCGTCGAAAAGTGCGTCGAGGTGCGTCGAGGTGCGTTGACTATTTCGGGCGCTGCTTGGGCGAACCCCGGTGTGCCTTTGGGAACCTCCCAAGCTCGCGTAGCAGCTTTTCGATATAGCGTTTGGTCAGCCGTTTGGCACAATCAGCTGCGTTGCTGGACTCCTCAGCCAGCGCCTCAGACGCGCCGGTAATGCCCATGGCGAGTAAGTCATCCGACCTCCGGGCATAAGCCTTCGGGACCCATCTCTTGCCAGATAATTTAGGGGCCTCGGCGGGCGTAGCCGGCGGCGTTACCGGGATCGCCGTGAGCTTTTCGAGATCGGAACGCCGCACGTACCAGCGTCCCTCGTGATAAGGTTCGATACTGCAACCTTCTTCGTAATTAAGCGGCACGCGGATGTGCAGTTTTTGGCGTTCCGCGGCGTCGTCGAACAGCCTGTACGTGAGGTTGGGCGCTACGAGTGCCAGTTCCAACAGTCCCTCGTGCACGCACCGATCGAAATAGGTGGCAGTATGGTTGTTTGCGATGAGCTTGGGCCCAGTTGGTGCGACCATGGACCTGAGCCGGCCGAAGGCGGGAATCAGTTCCACCCAATCGCGTGGGTCCCATGGTATGTTTGCAGTGGCCTCGGTCACGGGCAGCATCCCCGTACGCGGTCAAGCTCCTGGCGCGGGAATGAGCCGCGCCGGGGGCGCCTCTACGCCAATCTACATCGCAGGCCGGAAACCGGCAGATCTGCAGCGATACACGCATTATGGCCATTCACGCGGAAGCAAGCGACTCGCCAGTGGCCGCGATCGAATTCCGCGCGACGCTCGGCGCGCTCGGCGTCACCCAGCGCCGCGCCGCCAAACTGTTTAACGTCACCCCAAGGCACCTCCGGCGTTGGCTGCATGGCAGCCGTCGTCTCCCCCACGCCGTCGCCATTGTGTGCAACCTCTTGACCATGGGGGTGGTGACGATCGAGCAGGTCGAAGCAGCCGTTCCTGTCCCCGCCCGGACCAACGGCAGCGCCAAAGGTGAGCCACCCGCTCCGCTGCGCGCCGAGCCGGCGCCGGAGCAATCCGCCTTGGCGTGCACCCAGGCAGCCACCCTCGCCGGCCCGGGCCCGACGACTGCCGAAAAGCTCTGCGCGCTCGCCCCCGACGCCTGCCGTTGGCCGTACGGCGACCCGCGGGATCACGATTTTCGCTTCTGTTGTGCTCCGGTCGTCGCGGGGCCCTACTGTGCACGCCACCACGCCTCGGCCCACCTGACGCTGCGAACTGGCCGCGGGCATGGCGTTCGCATCGGGTTCGTCGCGCATGGGCGCCACGGTCGCCCTCCGATCCCTGGCGCGTTTTCTGCTACCAGTGCCTCGCGGGCGCCGAAAATCCTATTTGATTGCGCGAGCGGCCTTCCCGGTAGCGCACCACCGCCTGTTTGATCGCGAGGCAAGCCCATGCTGACCGCACCCGCCTCCCTGCCCGCCGCGTCCTCGCTGCCATCCGCACTGCTGCTCGAGCAGGTTGGTAAGCTTACAGCCGACGCCGCCGCGACGGCCGCCCGCGCCTGGTATGAATCCCAAAATGGCGGGCTCACCACCAAGACCAAGATGCACGGCGGTGACCAAATTGCCCAGCTGTTCGGGCTGTGGCAGGTCTGTGCCGGTCAGGTCGACTTCTACGCCGTAGCGCGCGCCAGCGGCATCCGCTTGCTGCGGGAACGTTACGGTGAGGACATCAGCGCACGGACGATCGCCGCGCTGACCGACACGGTGATCGAGATCTTGCAGAAGGTCGTTCGCTCGGAATTGAATTGATGCGCGCGCGTCCAGGATAGACCTGTCGGCCGTCAGGACCACGGAGTGACCCGCCGCGCCGGTTCGCCCGAGCACTCGCCGGGCGCGATCTCTTCTGGGCAATCGGGCGCGGCGGTCAGTTGTCGAGCGCAGATGTGCCACCGGCGGGCGCGGCGCGGATGTGCTAGACTTCTTGCCAGCCTTCGCCATGGGAATGAACCACTCGATGGCGATTGGTCAGGTCGGGGGGCGGGTCCAATCCGCTCCGCCGGCCGTTTCACTTGCGCAGGCGCACGACCTTGGCTGTCGGACGCTTGCCGGTCACGATCTCATCGAGGAAGGCAGCCCACTTCTCCAGCGCACGGCGGCGCTCGTCGACATAACTTGCCTTGTTGTAGACGCCGGCGACGCCGGACTTGAACGCGGTAACGTGGCCAAGGGCGGCCTCGACCACGTGCGGCGGCACGC